CGTTGAAATTTTTTATTACCATAAAACATGGTTTAAATGGGGTTTTTATTACCATCCATGGTAATACCAAAAAAAATTGAACTTTTTATTCCATGAGTTTTTGACGTTTTTATTACCATATGGTATTATGGTAGTATTATGGTAATAAAATGAAGTTTCATCAGCCAACAGTATTTCCATCAAGGTGCTACCTTGAAAATGGCTTCATCAAAATTTTTATCAATAATGATTTTGACCCATGACGGACACTAAATGACTTTTTTTAGAGAGGTAAAATAGGATTGAAAATTCATTACCATACTGATTTTTATGGTAATCATCATTTTTTTACCCATTACCATAGCCCAAAAAACGAGAGCATAAAAAATGGGATTTTTCACATTTTTTTAGTCTGACTATCATCAGTGGTAAGGCTAGAATATTTTTGAACTTTTGGGTTCAAAAATATTTTTTATATTTTTTTATTGTAAAATCTACTATCTATTTTATGTCTAAAAAATTTCGAAAAAATTAAATTTTTTACATTTTTTCCAAAAATGAGCAAAATTATTACCACATATTACCATTTTTATTAATTCCATTTTATAAAATAAAAAATACTACCATTTTTTTCTACCATAAAATACTCTTTTTTATACCCCCCATTTTACCCCGTATTACCATTTTCTACCACATTTTTCACATTTTTTCAATGAAAAAAAGTCTGGTAATACCCTGGTAATAAGCCCGAAAATGGTAATTATAATACCATTTTTAAAAATATAACTAATGCAAAATAAAAAATATATGGTAATATGGTAACTGACATCATTTTTCCTATAAAATATATAATAATTATATCATCATTATTTCATAATGTATGGTAATATAATAACCATAATTAAAAAATTAAGAGCTTAAAAAATAGTATTAATATGGTAGCATGGTAGCCATTATCTCCAAATTTTACTCATTTATTCCCATTTTTTATTCCATTGTATTCCAAAATATTCCAATTGCTCGAAAAATAATATACAGTGAAAATTTATTAATAAAAAAATATATCAAAAAATATTGTAAAAAATATAATATTTATTAAAAACACAATATTATATAATTCCAAAACATGATTCCAATTGAGGGAATAATTTGAGTATTTTAGAGTAAAATAAAAAATAATATATATGTAATAGTGAAAGAATGACTCAATATAATTGCAAAAGATGTGGTAAGATATTTGACCGAAAATATAATTATGAAAGACATATTAATGATACGAAAAAACAATGCATACTTATCGTTCCTGTTCAAGAAGAAGAAGATAAAAAAAATATATCATGCCCCTATTGCGAAAAATCTTATTCTGCTAAGTATAATCTCAATAAGCATCTCAAAAAATGTATTATGGCAAGCAAAGCTTCCCATATCATCGAAGAAAAAGAGAAAATATATAAAGAACATATTGACCACCTTGAAAAACAAATTCTTGAGCTAACTAAAAAAATTGGTAATACATATTCTTATAATATTAACCAACATTTGGACCAAAGTGTTCATCAACAAAATATTCAAATTAATTCTTATGGTAATGAAAATTTGAATTACATAACACCTAGTCAAGTCGAAAAATTAATAAGTCATCCCTCTACTTGTCTCCCTCAATTTATTAAAATGGTACATTACCATGAAGAGCACCCCGAAAATCATAATGTATTAATTGAAAATATCAAGGAAAATATTATTAAAACACTCAAAGAGAAAAATAGCTGGGATACTAATCGTTTTGAAGAGTTTGTCGAACAATTTACGATTGAAAAATACGATCAAATATGTGACCTTTATAATTCAAATGAAGTAAATGTTAATGAAGTTGTCCGCGATAAATTCGAAAAATGGGCGGACCAATTTGACTATGTAGAATCTCAAACCCGCAAGAAAGCCGAAGAAGACGCAAAACTCGCAATTATTCTCGGATCCAAATGGCTCAGAACAAAGAAGATTACAAAAAGAGGACTCAAAAGAATTTTGGATGGTGAAATGCTTTTGAATGAAGAAGATATGAAACAAGTTGAAAAAATAAAGAAGAGTGTAGGATGGGGCACAATCACTCCTAAAATAACTGAAGCCTAAGCAAAAAACATAACCCCCTGTAATAAAGAATCCGCCAAATCATCCTTTTTCGGATGTGATTGGAAAAAGGCACTCCATTCTCCTAGATCTTGCAAAAAACCTTTTACAATATCTATACTGTCATTCTTCCTCTTCTTATAAGATTGATAGTCAGATAATTTTACTTGGGGCTCTTTTGAAGTATCTCCTTCCTCTAATGAAGGTTGGCTACGATTATGTTGCTCTTTTTTAAATAATTTTTTACTTGCATTGAAAAAACTTACATTCGCCAATTCTGGGAATTTTCCTTCTTTCAATTTACAAAAAAAATAAGTATATATAAAGAGTTGTACCGATTTCATTTTTGGATTCTTTAGAGCCGGCTGATTCTCTATTATAATTTCATTAACACCATCCAATTTTAAATTTGAGAGTCCATCGTGTATCCTAGTATAGGTTTTAGTATCATCGTCTTTCATATAATCACTAATTTTGGATAAGACTTGCCCTGTCTTCTCAACTTCTTTACTACATTTATTGCAAAAACCTCCAATTTTTATATTTTTAAGACAAATATCGCCATCATATTTTATAAAAAATTTTCTGCTTTTCTCTCCACATGGACAATATAAATCTCGTAATTCATATGGATAATACTCATACCCTAAGGAATCTACTTGATTATATTGATTTTTCGATGTTTTTACTTGTATCATATAATCTTTTTCATAAGGACGGGCATGAACTTTACACATTTCTATACGCTCACCATCTTTTATAATCCAATAGTTGGTTCCTTTTCCACATTTCCCGCATTTCTTATTATTTTGCTCCGGCATCCATAATTCTGATTTACAATTAATAATACCCCACGAAATAATATTATTAATTTTTGATTCTTCCTTATTATAATCTAGATAACAAAAAGCTAAATTTTTTATTCCTACATCAAATGATAATATTTTCGTCATTCTATAGATTGGAATATATTATAATAAAAATTTTAAACCGCGTCGCGGTTCTAGTTTAAAAGAATTTTATTTTTAAAATATATTAGAATGAAAGATACTTCTTTATACGATATTTTAGAACTTTCCGAAGATTGTAGTGGTGATGAAATTAAAAAATCTTATAAAAAATTAGCCCTCAAATATCACCCTGATAAAAACCCTGATAATCCCAAAGCTCTCGAAAAATTCAAAGAAATTACTGAAGCCTATGAAATCTTATCTGATCCTGAGAAGAGAGAGTCTTATGATCGATTCGGAAAATCGTCAGATAGTAATGTGAGAGATCCCAGAGAAATTTTTGAGCATTTATTTGGCAATTCAGCACTAAAAGAACGTCGTATAAATGTACAACCTGTCAGAATCCCTATTTGTCTTACATTGGATGACTCTTATTTTGGTGCAACAAAAACGATCAAATATAAAAGAATGGGTTTTCCTGAAGGACAACTTTGGGAAAAATCTGAGCCACCCCCATCTAATTTACTTGTTCCAATTGAAGAAGAAATAGAATTAGTAATTCCAAAAGGTGCAAGACCAAATCAACATCAATTATTTGAAAAGAAAGGTCATCAAATACCAACTCTTGAATATGGAGATTTATTAGCAGTTTATATTGATGAAAATGAATTTGATTTAATTAATAAAGATGATGAAGATAATGATTCCCCAGTTGAAGTTGAAGATGAAGATGAAGATAACGAAGAAGATGATGATGAAGATGAAGAAGGAGAAGAAGATGAGGATGAGCTAGAAGAAGATGATGAAGAAAGCTCATATTCATCAATAAATTCTTTACCAAATGTAAAAGAAAATAAGTATATTTTTTCACGTGGAAATGGAGATGATCTCGAAGCAACATTTAAAATTCGTCTTGATGAATATTATAATGGTGTTGAAAGAACAATAAAATATTTTGGAAATAAAGTAATAAATTTTTGTTATTATGATAAGATTGATCTTGATGAAACATATATTATTCCATCATATGGTATTGAAAATGGAAATATGAATATTCATTTTGAATTGGAACTTCCAAAATCAATATCATCACAATATATGGATGAATTTAAAAGTTTAATGGACAAAATTTATGAAGGTCGTGAAAAAGTTGCTGACTTCCAAAATTTAGATTCAGATAAAATAGTTCATCTTCTTCCATCATCAGAAATGCCAAATCATTTTAATGATGATAATGACGATAATGAGATGCCCGGTTCTATGCCAATGCAATGTGCTCAACAATAATAATTTCTCTGAATAATATATAAAATGCTTTATATATTATTGGGACTTATTGCTATAGTAGTCATACTTTTTATAACAGCAAATATTCAAGTTGTATCATTTTCAAAAAAGTTTGAAAATTTTACAGTACCTACTATTGGAAATGTTCAATCTATTATAAAACCATTCTCCACTAATAGTAAAATTTCTTCAATAATACAAAATAATCCGAAAGATAAAAAGAAGGAAATTGAAGATGTACAAATACTGGATGATACTGAGAAGTACGCATATAATATTACTGATTATGCATAAATTATTCGTCAAAATCTTCAAAATTATTTAAATTTCCACCAAATAATGCAGACATAAAATTTTCCAATTCTTTATCTTTTTTTCCCCCCCATCCACCTCCACTAGACCCAAAATCATCATCTTTATCATCTCCATAAGGAAAATAATCTACTTCATATATTTTTACTTTTTTATCATTCATTTTACTCAAAAAATCAAGTGGTTTTGAACTATTTACTTCCATCATTCCAATATGAGCATTTAATTTTAAATATTCTGATATACTATTATATTTCTTTATTTTCTTTAAAACAGCTTCTATTTTTCTATTATTACAAGAAAATATAACACTATCTCCCTCTTTTAGCCCTCTAAAAAACTTATTCTCATCAATCATTCCATTTGCTGATCTTGATTTCTTAATACTCTCAAATGTTATTTTATCCAATTCTGCATAAATTTTCTTTCCCATTTTCTTTAGTATATTATTATTATACTATTATTTTTAAATTCTTTACGAAATTTTCAATGACATATATTCCTCCAATGTATTCTTCTTTTGAAGTAATGGTTTATCTCTTTTTAATCTTAAATCATTCAATTCCTGAAAACGATTTTCATTATTTAACATCATCGCCTTTTGTCTATGAACACTTACATAATGTGCAACTTCTGTCTGTGGATACATACATGAAATAGGAGGATATAATAATGAATATTTTTTATCCAGAAAATAAAATTGTTTCCTAAATTCTTCAATCGTCATAGGACCTCCAAATTTTTTCAATAAATTTCTATTCTCTGCTAATTTCACATTAATAATTTTCTTTTCATCAATGTTAATTTCATTATTGATTTTCTCATTGATTTCCTTTGCTAATAAACAAAGTAAAGAATAATATTCCCATTTCTTAAAATGATATCGAGTATCAAATCCAGAAAAAATATATGCAGCTGCACAATTAAATGAACAAAAATTATCACGACAATAATACTTTCCTCTAATAAGACGAATGGGAATTCCAATGGGCATTGTCTGGAATTGTTCAGTACAATAAAAACAAGCATGATCAGTTGAAGAATCCCATTCTTTTTTGGAATCATCAGCCTGAATCATTTTTAAAATTTTTACTTTTTTTAAAACATTAAAATAATTTTTATTTACTTCTTCAAATCCGACTGTTCTAACATATACTTCATCATTTTTAATAGTTGATTCATCATTTATAACTTCATTATTTTGATTTTCTAAATTATCTACTTCAATTTTCTCATTATTTTTCTCTAAAATATTTGCATAATCGCTCTGCATTTGATTTAATGGTTCATATGGCATAGGTTCATTTAAAATGGGATCATATCGCATTATCCCATCTGTGTTTATTACAATATCATTATAATTTTCATTATTTATTTTATCATCACCTGGCAAATGTAAAATAATATTTTCATTTTCAACTTCAACTGGAGTATCTTTATAATTACTTATAATAGTATATGATTTATCCTTGGGTCTTCTACCTCTTTTCTTAGGCATAAGTTTAGAAATATCTTCTTCTTGTTGTGAAACACTAACACTCACACTTTTCTTCTTGCTAGGCATATTTAACTCCTTTTACGCAAAAAAGCTTTAAGCCCTTGCGGAAAAAGTGAAATATTAAAAGGATGTTTCTTTTATATAAAAAACATGCCCGGCTCGATTACTCTATATATTGGACCTACAAAGGCAGGAAAAACCACTGAATTATTACGTCTTTATTACTGTCATTTAACCAAAGAAGACGATATTGCTATTATTTTACATGATTCTGTAACAAATGATTCTTTTAATAAAGATACGATGAAAATTATACGTTCTTCTTTAATTGAAAATATTATTACTTCTGCTTTATTTAAAAAAAGTAATGTGATTATTATTGATAATTTACAATTATTTTCTGATTGTTTCATTTTAAATATTTTAGCAAACAAAATGGATAAAAAATTCATTTGTGCTGCACTGGATAATGATTATCACAGAATTCCTTACGAGAATATTGTTGATATTATTCCGAAATGTGAATATGTCTATAAATTATCGGCTCTTTGTTCGCAATTACGTGATACTACACCGGCTATTTTTTCCATGAAATCAGGTGATAAATACTTACCAGTTAGCAGAAATTTTATTACAAAAAATAGAGGTTTTCTTCACGTTATTTCTGGTTCTATGTTTTCAGGAAAAACTACAGAATTAATCCGCATTTGCAAACAATATCAGTCAATTGATAAAAAAATATTATCCGTTAATTATTACAATGACCGGCGTTATGATTCAATTGGAAATATTTGTTCTCACAATAAAGAAGTATTCCAAACAATGCTTTCTCTTTCTGATCTTTCTGATATTCAATCTCAACCGAATTTACATGAATTCGATGTTATTATGATAGATGAAGTCCAATTTCTTAAAAATGCCCTAAAAACTATCAAAATATTAGTTGAAGATATGGGTAAAATAGTTATTACAAGTGGCTTAGATGGTGATTATTTACAACAACCATTTGGTGATGTATGCCATCTTATTGCTTTTGCTGATAAATTTACAAAACTAAATGCGGTCTGTAAATTGACGAAAGAAGATGCAAGTTTTTCGAAAAGAATTATTGCATCTGAATCAAAAGAATTTATTGGTGCAGATGATGCATATATTGCTGCAAGTAGATCATCTTTAATTTGTTAATTTACAGCAATTTCCTCTTTATAATAAATTTCTCCATTTTTTATCATATAATCTCCTGTTTTATCTATTTTTCTATTTTGATAATATAAATTAAATTCTAGATGGCAGTATTGTTTTGAGATTTGTGATAACCATTTCTCTGGAGGCTCATTTTTTGTTAAAAATGTATAATATATCATATCCATTTCTTGGTTGAATAATTCCTTCTCATATTCAATCATATAGGGTTGCTCAACATCAGCTGATTTTCGAAAACTAAGACCCCGATTTCCCCAGTTGCTTATGGTGAAATTCTTTAAATCCTCCCATTTCCCGTAAATCTCTAAATGATTCTCACAATGATATTCTCCCATTTTCATAATGTATGCAGTTTTTTTTAATCTCACTAAATTCTCAAAATTCGTGAAAATTCAAAATTTCCATATTTCTATCTTATATTTATAAACAGGATGATATATTTTAAAAATTTTTACCATAAATTTATGTAGTTTATTTGCTCTATTACTTTCTCTCTGTAAATTGACGGTAATTTGCTTTCTATTATTATAAATATTTCTATCATTATTTTCCAATTTATTCAAACCATTTCGTAATGCATCAATTGGATTCTTTCCAAAAATTGGAAAATTCCCAGGTTTCGATATAAAATGATATTGTTTCATACATCCTCCACCATTTACATTATATGGATTTTCATATTGAACAACTACAACATCTTTAATTTCAGGATATAATTTGTCAATATTTAATTCTCCATTTAATTGATTTGTAGTAGTTGAACCTGTTGAATTAATCGCTTCATTTCCTTTTCTTTGAGGATCATCTGGATTTAAATGAGGTTCTATCTTAGACATTATTATGATATAGATTTAAGTTCTGGACTAAATATTTCTTTCATTTTATTATCATATTTCACTACAATTGAACGATGTGTAACACTTATATTTTGATTATGAATATTCACCGTCATTGGATTTTGCAATTTAATTGGTGTTCCAATATATTCGTATATTTTTCCATTATCTGTATTTTCAAATTCAAACACTAAATATTTCTTTCCATCCATATTATCTAAAAAATTGTAGTGTTTCATTAATTTATTAAAAATTTTATTCGCAACACTCCCAGGAGTTTTTCCCGTGTATTTACCATATTTTTGTCCTTCTTCTGGAAAATTCAAAATTGTATAATTGTATTTTACTGACATTTCTATCTTTAATTAGAATATTTTTTTATATTGATATTGATAAAAAAATATAATTTATTTTATGAACTAATAGAAGTAATTACATTCTTAAATTTCTTGACAACTTCCTTCACTTTTCCAGTCTTTTTGTCCTTTAATTTAAGTACAACTGGTTTGGATAGTTTTACTCTTTTTCCTTGATAGTGATAAACCTTCTTATTACTACCACGTGTAGTTTCCTGGATAGCAAACTTGTAGCTGCATTCACCCTTTTCTTTATTTTTCTGACATATTTCAGAAAAGGCACTTGACGCCTTGTCTCTTGGTCCTCTAGTCTGTGGTTTTCCAGTTTTAGTCTTTAATGGAAGTTCGTATCTTCCACCATCAACATCTTTACCATTTACACTAACTAGTTTAAAAAAACGAGATTCACTTTCAGAACCTCCTTCTTGTTGTTCTTGTTGTTCTTTTTGACTTTGCTTACCAGGTTTATATTTTTTTTTACCACCTTCTTGACTTTGTTTAGTTGATTTATTTTTTTTATTCAGACTGCTTAATAAACCTTCAAGTTTCATAAGTTCTTTTTGAAATTGACTCTGCACCATTCTTATAATTATAACCTATATTTTTTTTCTGTAAATTTTATAATAATTTATTTTATTTTTATTATCTAAACTTTCTAATTTTAATACAATAAATTCTCCTTTTCCACCTTTTATTTTCCCCTCTAATTTCTTAAATGCACTTTCATAATTATCCGCTTTAATTTTATATTTTTTTATAGCCTTACCACCTGTTTGTTCTATTGATGCATTATTATTATACCCACTTTGACTATCTTTTATTATTTCTTGTGTTAATGTTTCTTTATTTATATATATTTCATTTCCACTAAATATTACTTTATTATCAATAACACTATATTGTGTGTAAGGATAATAACCATCAATCCATCCTATCTTATAATCCTTATTACTTAATGCAGCCATATATTATTTAATTTTTTTAAAAAAATATAATTCGTGATCCTTCAATCCTAAATCATCTAATTTTACAATTTCAACTAATTTGAAATAGTTTGACATTATTTTTTCAATAATCTTCTTCTTCTCTGGAATTGCTAAATTATGCTTATAGTGCTTCTTCTTTGTAATTCCCCCATTTTTATCTCTCATGGCAATAATTTCATTATATTGACAAATAACTTTTCCTCTCTTCTCCCACCATCCATCATGAGTAAAATTTGGGAAATTAGTTATTCCGTGCTGACGACCCTCCCCATCTTTTCTTGAAAATGTCATATTTTTTGGGCAAGCATCCAATTTATCCCTGTCAAAGATATGTATTACTAAATATCCATTCTTTTTCAACCAATAAAAAAAATTACTTAAAATAGTATCCCATTCCGCTATTTTATTATGATATAAAGTCTCCTTCAAACACAATATCATCCTAAATTTCTGTTTCGGGAATAACCCCTCATTTTTTACATCCCCTAAAACATATTTACCCAATGGATTTCTAAGTGCAAATATATCTAACATTGCTTCACTTCGATCAACTCCAATCACTTTTAATCCACTTGAGCTTAAATTCTGAAAATATTTGCCTGTTCCTGTTCCAACTTCCAATATTTCACCTCCCTCTATTTTATTCTTTTCCATAAACTTCAAAATTTCTAATGTTTCTTTTTTAAATACATCCGGTTCATCAAATACTTTATTATAAATTTTAGCGTATAATTTATCGATCATATCTTTTTTGATTTCCAAGGGATTATCAAAACTTTCTGTATTTCCAATATCCAAAATTTCCCACTGTAATCTTTTCCCAACAAAATATAAAATTATTAATATGATTACCAATATCAAAATGGATATGTATAAATAATGCTTCCAATGCATATTTTATAAAAGAATAATTTATTGGTTTAAAAACAATTTTTATATTATATCCATAATCATGTCTTTTACAACAAATCAATCAGCGTCTCTTGAAGACTTCAAGGACCAGCTTCCTCCCAAACAACAAAAAGAATTTGATGAACACCTTGATGTAGAACAAATAAAATCATATGTATATCAACTCCTCTCTGAAACTGACTGCCCTGAAGACAACCGCAAGCGTGAAGCTAAAAAATACGCGGATTTACGCGGTAAATACCAGCAAAAATATATGCCCCTCATGATGATATATCCCGCTCTTTATAATATGATTATTGAGAATGGTAAGAAGTTTGACCTCACCCAATTTGAGCAAATGATGACCATGATTTCGAAAGTCCGCCGCAAAGAAGTCACAGAAGAAACTGCATCTCAACAATTTGGACAACAAATGGTTGAGAAATATGTAAAGCCAAAATTGGACTAATATTATAATTTTTCACAAAAAGTGCAAGTGCATTATTCCTGACCACTAAAAATGTGGTCAAGAATCGACTTCTTTGCTTCTTTAAGCAAACGCTCATTTTCACACCTTATCCGATGTTTTTGGTCATCAAACACTTTGATTTGAGCTTTCACATGCTCTATCTCTTTAGTGTTCTCATCTTGAACATCTCTAAAAAGCTTGGAACCAGAATACTTCTGAAGCTCACTCATAACCGCATCAATTTGGTTGAGTTCACCTGTAAGCCTTTGGTACCTTGGAAATTGTACAACAGAATCAGAATCATCATCAAATCTTGAATCCCAACGTTGCGAAGCAACACCTCCATTTCTCCATTCAGCTTGTCTAGCTTCATGTATTTTTTGCCTAGATTTGCGCAAATGCTCCAAAGCCGCAGAAATTGTAGTTTTAGCACCACAACCACTTGACACCAGGATTTCTTCTGGTAATCTTGCAAAAAGGTAACTACGGTTTTCATGCAGTTCTTTTGGTGCCTCTTTGCATTCACTCAGAATTTTTGAATGATCAATGAAGCTTTGAATGCTTCCGCAAACACTTGCATCAAAAACATCCTCCAATTTTCTTTTGGAATCAAAGAGACTCTTGTAGAAGATTCGTTCAAAAATGAGCCCAGCAACAAAAGATTTCTTGGAGATTGCTGTAAGAGCCGCAACCAACTCCTTCTTGGGACATAGCTTTTTAAGCCTATCACGCAAGAAGTCATATTTGCGAGTAAGGGCATCACTGAAAAAATTGGCAAGTCTTTTCAAACTTTCGACAGGATGAATCGGAAACTCTGGAGATTCAACAATCCCTCTGAGATGCTCACTTTCAATCACTAAAATTGCTTCCAGAAGAAAAGCTACCATCTCAGTTGGTTTCTCAAGCTCAGTGAAAATGTGATTGATAGCTTCAAATGCTTCCTCAGCGGGCAGGGTCTTCATCAGAAAGGCACAGACATTGGCAATTGCTTTTTTGCTCTCAGTCTCATTGTAATGTGGAACACAGTAATTTTTGAGAAGAAAAGCAAATGTGCTGCATAATCTAGCAGGTGTGAAGCATGATAAAACTTGAAAATGATTGAATTCACCCAAAGTCTGAAACATTCTCTCATCACGAAAAGATGCATGGTTCATACAACTACGCATACCGGTATAACTGCTTTCCTCATCAAGGTACAATGACTTAAAGCCACTATCTCTAAAATTGGCAAGAACGACCAAGCACATTGCATCTGGGAATTGACGCATAAATGAATCAATCAGAGAATGCAATTTTGGTAAAATGTGTGGATTCCTGAAATCAGTTGAAGCCAATTTGAGCAAGCTCAAAAGAACTTGTGCACTCTTTTTCTTCGCTTCAAATTCCTCGCCATCATCATCTGAAAGATTGAATAGATCTTGATATTCACGCTCTTCTTCAGCTGCAATCAGCTCAAAATAGCGCTGTACAAAAAGTAGGAAATACTCGAACAAGATGCCGGGTATAATGTCACAACGTCCGCAATCATTTTGTTCATTATAGAACTCATCCATGGTCATCTCAGATTGATGTATGTATGACAGCAATTGAAGAATGTATTGAAAACATTTTCGTGATGTTGTAATTGATGATGGATTGCATACACCATCTTCACATTCACCATCCATTTTGACGACAAGATTTCCTTCAGAATCCTTCGTTAATCGGTAAGGATCAAACTCAGATTCATCTGGCAACAAATCGGAAATTTCTTCATCTGGATCAACAACAAGTTGCCGATCTTGATTAGATAAAATATGCAAAAGAATTGCAAAAAATAACTCAATCATTGTAAATGAGATATTAAAAAAATTTTTTAGCTTAAATTTACCATCAATTTTTCTAAAATGCACACAAACTACGATAAGCTCAGCAAATACTTCAATCGATTCACTAAACCTAATATTTCATCCCGCAAGTTCAACAAGTCCGTATCTTTTTTGTCAATAATATCCAATATTGTTATTCCACAGTAGTCCGTTTTATTATGGATCACATACTTCTTGCAATTTTTATCTTTCACCCCGGATAAAAATCCAATAATAACGTCTAAATATTTATCTAGATCATCCGCATCAATTTGGTATATTTTCACGTCTTTATCTTTCACCGCCTTAGCGTATTCAATTCGCCCGTATTTTCCTTGCCATATTTCAATGAATTCATCCATTTTATCCATGAACTTATCCAAGAATTTATCCAGCGCCTTATGGGTGGAATATTTCTTCGTGCGCCAATGAGCAAAACGAAGACTGTTTTGTATTTGAAAAAATGATAACATTACAGTTTCAGCACCTTTCATATATATTTAAAAGTAGATATTATTATTCTCTTAAAAAATATTTACAATATTGAAATTTATTGTAAATATATGTAATCATCATCCTTAGCCAGTAAAATAATCTAACGTAATTTCAAAATAATTTTAGAGTCTCCACCCCCAGACATTGTCTTTAATTTTTCCTCTTTCTTCTTTTCTTTCTGAATCATATTAATTAGATTCGTATATACTTCGTCACTCGTATTCTTTGTCTTCTTGAACCGAAACTCATTGTGCAAAAAGCTAAATGTTTTCTCTGCATCTGACATTGCCTTCATATCATCCTTATATTCATCATCTCCCATCGCATAAATATCCCCAAATCCTCGAATAATTTCCAATTCAAATCCATATTCCTTCAAAATTTCCTCCAAATAAGTATAATTCACTAAATATTCCTCATGAGGAATGCCAATTGTATTAATATATACCTCTATTTTATGCCCCAACATTGGCTTTTTCGCATCCCATTTCATCGTAGCTGAATACTTTTTCTCAATCTTCCATAATAGATCATCCCCAATAAGCCCTTCAGCTGGCTTTTTAAGTCCTCGTAATAGATCAACAACCCTCCCACCATCCATTGAAGTCCCAATAAAATATCCACCAATCTTCAAATTATCACTCACATTCTGTAAAAATGTACGCAGTTTAATCTCATTTTCGAATAAATAATGAATTGCGAATTGCATGCTAACTACATCAAATTGATTCTTAGAAATAATAACCTTCTTTAATAATCCTTTATTATATCCATCCAAAGCTACCTCATAATCCGGGAAGATTAGTTTCCCTGAATCACCCCAAATATAGGTTGTATTGGGTTTTGCACCTTTAAAAGATTGATAATTCATTCGTGCAATTTCTACACTTTCTTTTACAATTTCTATACCAACCACGTTCTTCAACATTCCTAACTTCCACTTCAAACTATCACCACCAGTTCCAGCAGCTAAATCCAGCAATGAACCCTCCATTGTTCGCGCCTTCTTTATAATTGCTGGGCATGCAGCCATAATAAGTTTGTCCTTTACCACTCTATTATGAAAAATCTGGAATGGATATTTCTTAAGACGAACTGTATTATTCTGTGCATAATACAAATGGCTCAAATCTTCCTCCGGCACATTCCCCTCTCTCATCTGTGTTTCAGTAATGCCATTTGTTAAAGCATTCCATATATGATTTCCATACGTTTCCGTCATTAAAACACCAGTATTCCCACTTCTAAACATCTGAGTTTTTAAGTGATTTACTGAAATAGGTGTCCATTTAAATAAATCCGTGTATTCCCCATAGATTTTTTGATAAACAAATTCTACTACGGTATTATCTTCAATTTCATCAGTAACTTCTGTAATAATATTATGGGCTACCACTTTTCCTCCACTATTCAAAGGTAAATTTGCAATATTAATATTCGCTCCAGGTTCCGTTCCTCTCGGCAAGAAATCCACAATTGTCATAATTTTTTTATTTTGTTCTCCACCTAATTCACGAATTCCCGCTACAAATAATTCCAAAGATTTATATTGAATAATTTTTCCCTCCAAATCTTTTCCACGAGCTGGCAACTGGAATGGACTTATTTTGTCTTCTTTCTCCTTTTTCACATATTTTACTAAAAATTCAGCCCTTCTGAAATCTGGATATGTCCATTTCATATATTCATACCAATGACCACCTTGTTCTGGAAATGGTTTATCAACAGGTAAAAATAATAGCCCATTTGCAACAAAATCCTGAATCTTAATTTTATCAAACATTTCCCCCAAATTATCTTCAAATATAGGTCCATCACCAAATAAATATTTTGCTGCAATAATTTTCGTCACTTCATCCTTTAGTTCTACATTCACATATTTACTCGTCTGAATACCTTCCCTGTAAAATTGCATCAAATAATCATATCTATTTTTCTCCTTTGCACCTGCTCCTCTTGGATTATGAAAATTGCTCTTTCGAACATCATTTCCTTTATAAAATAATATATCCGTCATATAGAAAACATTATTCATCTTATTATAATATCCCATAGCAAGTGTATTATAGAATCCATCTACCTTCTTTCCTGTATTAATAAATTTTCCATCCTCAGTTATCATAAATATATTACCATCAATTCCTCCACTAAAGTGCTCCGATATAAATAAATATCTTCGTTCGCCATCAACATTATAACAAACACCATAATTTTCACGAACATAAGATATATTCCCCTTCTTATGAAAATTCCGCCGTAATATTTCCACTGGTTCCACAAATGTGAGTTTATCTGTTTTCACTAATTTCCTGAATAATTTATCTAGATTTACTTGATCATCAACTGTTAATATAAAGTTTGATTGTTGTAGCTCTTCAAATAGCCACTGCAAATATTTCCCGAAATATTCCATAAATTCCTTATCATCATGCTTCGGATTCAAAACCTCAATTTCTAAATAAAATTGAGGTAATGCCCCAATACACGCGCTATCACGAAAATTTTTATCGGTTTCTACTTTTTTTTCTTCAATAAGATTCGTGGTAAATTCCCATTTTGGTTCTTTGAATTTATAAATATTTAATATTTGAAATACCTTTTTTCCCAATAAATCAATCTCTTCTTTCGTTGCCTTATCTTCCACAATTTGAATATCAATACCGAATTTGCTAATAGACTTTTTATCAACTATAACCTCTTCAATTCCAGCATTTTCCGGCATATTCCCAAATTGCCAGTAACGTTTAACCTCATTTTTCCCAATAATGCGGCTCATTTTTTTCGCCTTCTCACTTTCCTGATTCCAAATATTGAGGATTGTAATCATTTCATAGGGCACATTGCGTCCGCCATTTTTCTCATTGAAAATAAAACGCTCCAGTATTTTTGTGTATAAACTACGGGATAAACCATATATTTTTCGATCAAAAGCGATCCTTACCCGCTGTTTATCTCCCAATTTTTTGAAAATAGATGAGAATTCTGAATTATTTATTTCCATTATTATAATATTAAAAGACTTAAATTTTAAGTCTTTATTTAATCATTTTTTTATGCGGTTGTAGTCTCGAAAATCTTGGAAGTAACTAAATATGGATCACAATTACTAGCTGGTCTCCTATCCTCGAAATATCCTCTACCATCTTCCACCGTTTTGTTTCCAATACGAACACTGCAACCCCTATTTGCCTTTCCATAACTAAACTTTTTATATGACGATGTTTCATGTAATCCAGTCATTCGCTGGTCATTGTACGCCCCATAAACTTTCATATGTTCATCATGGTTTTCCTCTAATTTTTTAATTGCTTCATAGATAAATTCAATACCTTGTTTTCCATCGCGTCCTTCTCTCATTTCATTAGTGCTGTAATTACAATGACAACCACTTCCATTAATTCCTTGCAAAGGTTTGGGATGATACTCAACATATACTCCAAAATCTTCAGTAATTCTTTCTAATAAATATCTTGCCATCCAGAGATGATCCCCAGCTTCTATCCCCACTGCAGGTCCAATTTGGAATTCCCATTGACCAGGAGCTACTTCGGCATTAATGCCACTTATCTTCAGCCCTGCATGCAAACAGGCGTCCAAATGGGCATCCACTATTTTTCGTCCAAATGTATTTTGACTTCCAACACTACAATAATATTGAC